GAATCTACCACTATTTCCTTAGGTGATGGTATTACAGGTAGTAACTTACGCAGAGTAGGCACACTGGATTTTTTAGATATTGATGGCGATTTAACAATCAGTGAAGGATCAACACCTTATTTTTCAGTAGTAGACGGTGTTGTTAATATTTCTAGTAGTTCTAATATTGGTAAGATTGATAATATCGAAATTGGACTTGCTGTTCCTAGAGCCGCAAGTTTTACTTCCTTGAATGTAGGGCCAGGCGATAGTGCAGGAGAGCTTTCGGTTCAAGGAGAAATTATAGGAACTGGAAATTTAAGTATTACAGGAAACGCAGATATTGGTGCAAGAATTGCAGCCGATACAGTTGAAGTAAACACGTTAACATCGGACAGTATTACTATTAATAATCAACCAACACAAACATCTGACGCAACGAGAAAAGATTATGTCGACACTAGAATTTCAGCGTTTAGTATAGCATTCGGAGCATAAAATGGCAAAAAAGATTATAAAAGATTATGTTTTTCATCCAGGAATAAGTAGAAGCGCAAACTTATACCCAAATGCATATGCTTTACTAACAGCTAACAAAACCTTTATACAAGATCAACTTGTAGCATTTATTAATAACGAAATATCTGAAGGTAATTCTCCTTTTAATGGATTTTTGTACAGCGAAGCAGACTGCAGAAGAGACGCAGGATATGCTGTCGATGCTTACGCACACGACTTGAGATACGGCGGGAACATCGAAACTAGAAATCTTTCAAGTTATTTTTGGCGCAACGGAGTTAGCCAGTTAGGCGATAGTCCTGCTGAAGATGTTGCTGGACAAAACTATATCAATAGTTTAATTAACACTTATATTTTTACTAATACCAGCGCACCTACATTTGGGCAGACTGACAGTGTACAACAAACTTTAGATAACAATGCAGAAACAGGTGCCGCCGCAAGAATTACCGCATTAGTTGGTATTTTAACAAATGTAATGACAAACGGCGATGATGAAGTACCGGCTAAAGAGTTTGGTGTAAGCACAATAAAAGTTTTAGGTAAATTTAACAGTAATGAAATATTGCTGATTACCAATACCGATACAAACAACATAATATATAATTTTTCAGATACAACCGCCGGCGGCTCGTTTGTTATAAAGCAAGGTAGAGATAGTACCGGAGAATACATCAGAGATCTAGATTGGCCTACATATTCGCAAGCTACTGATGGTGTTACATCGATCTATCTAGAATATGATACAAGCTCGATGAGCGCCAGCGACAGCATTCAGGTATTTTCAGAAGAAGAATATCAAACTATCAGACCGTGGGACTTTGGAACAGACGCTATCGAACGTATGCGTGTCGCTACTCCGCAAGCTATGCTTGACGCTGACTTTGAATACGGGTTACAGCCTACTAAGTGGCAAGCGATTGCATTACAGAGAAGTTATCCGTCCATATACGAAGTACCAGGAACAGATATTGATATTTCTTCAGTGATCACAGACGCATCGTCAAATTCAGGTGATTTCGGTTCTTCTTTAATTACAGTAACTACCCCGGGTCCTCACAACTTCTCAGTAGGTGATCCGATTACAGTGAAAGGCCTAAGTAATAATATTAGAGGTTTTGGTAGAGCTGAAGGTAGTTTTCTAGTGTTTAGAGTTCCTACAGCCACCACATTTACCTACTATTCTCAGGCTAAAGTAGGACAATCTAACGGCGAAGAATTAGTAACAAACTTCACACAAATTAGGAAGGGAGCGTTCTATACAGGAAGCTCTATAGGAACTCCTACGTTTTCGGTAGAATCGAATGGTACAAATGCTTCAGTTACATCTAGATTTAACACCCCTACAGATTCTACATTTATAGCATTTACAGGAACTGCTCCGACAATCGGATCGCCTATTTCAGGGTCTAGTTCTTTAGTACCAGGATCTAGCATAACAGGTGTTGCAGATGCAGGTGCCAACGGAACTGAATTAAACATTGCAGATGATGTTGCAGAAGATTCAACATCTATTACGTTAACTGATTCTTCAGGATTATCAGCCGGAATGGCCGTTGATAACAGCGAGGGCGATGCTCTGTTTATTACTGCGATTGACGGTAATACAGTTGATTTTAGTGGTCCATATACTTCTACACTTACAGGAAGTAATGGAACAAACACTGGAGTGAGCGGATCTAACGTTCAACCTATCGGAGAAGACGGAACATTCAATGTTTCTAGATCTGCCGGTGCTTACACTGTGTTTGATGCCCAAGACAGTTCTAAAATTGGACAAAACTATGCTGTAAACGATAGAATTTTAGTTACAGGGGATAATTTAGGCGGTGAAACACCCGCTAACGATCTAACAATTATAGTTACAGAAATTGATTCAGGCGGCGCAATTACTTCTTTTGAAACTGAAGGTACGTCGATATCAGGCGGCGAAACATATACAAATGTAAATCAGGATTCAACTACCGGAGCTGGCATTAATTTTAGAATTGATGTAGATCGTGAAGGCGGTAGTGGGAACTACACAGTGTCTTTATTTGCAGGAGGCAGTGGACACGCACAAGGTGATGTTGTAACTTTTGTAGGAACTGATTTCGGCGGAACTTCTCCCGATAACGATATTACAATTAGGGTTGATGGAGTTTCTTTCGGCACAGGAGCGGTTGTTAACTTTACAGTACTAAGTGGCACAGGTGTAACAGGTGATGCAGATTATACTGGTGTAACAGGCAGTCTTGTTACACCGTCCGGTGGTGGATCTTTCTTTACAATTACTAGACAAGACGGTTCTTATTCTGTTTCAGTGCAAAATGGTGGTTCTGGATATAACACTGGCGACAAAATTTTAATCCCAGGTTCGGCTTTAGGCGGTACAACTGGAACAAACGATGCAATAATAGTTGTAACTGCTGTAGATCAAGGCGCAATTACCGATGCTGATGTTTCCGGAACACCTTACGAAGGAGATTCAATTACTTTCTTTAGTTCTTTAACCCTAAGTGATGCGTTAATAGGTTCTATTACAAATGGAACTACCCTTAATGTTGGAGCTATTGCAACAATAACAATTGATTTTGAATCCGATCACGGACTTGTGCCTGGGTCCAGTTTATTAATTGATATATCGTCAAATCCTCCACCAGCATTTAGTGGTGCCGACGGCACTATTACTGTGTCCGGCGACTGGCGAGGAATTGCATACGGTGAAGATAGATTCGTTGCTGTAGAAAGCGGATCTAATGTTGCCGCACACAGTACTACCGGAGAAACCTGGACAGCATCAACAATGCCTAGCGCAAGTGCTTGGGAAGATATGGCATACGGCGAAGTTGATGGAGTAGGATATTTTGTTGCGGTCGGAGATACAAACGAAGCCGCATACTCTACAGATGGGATTAGCTGGACTGCTTCCACACTACCAAGCTCAGGAACATGGAACGGTGTAGCATACGGTGACGGCGTCTTTGTTGCAGTAAGAAATAATTCTACGGCTGCCGCATATTCTACAGATGGAGGCCAGACATGGACAGGATCGACATTGCCTACGACGTCAAACTGGAGAGCAATTGGTGCAGGCACACTAAGAGGGGTAACTTATTTTGTAACCTTCGAAACCGGCGGAACTGATGCCGCATACTCTATAAATGGCGGACAAAGTTGGACAAGTGCAACAGCTCCAGCAAGTGCCTCATGGCGAGATATTGAATTTGGTCTAGACAGATTTGTTGCTGTTGCAGAAGGAACAGCAACTTCTGGTTATTCCACAGACGGAATAAATTGGACTACAGGAAGCATAGGAACCAGTGCGAACTGGAATTCTGTTGCATTCGATGGAACTAACTTTGTAGCGGTTGCAAGAGGATCTACAAATGCCGCAACTACATTCGATGGGATAACATGGTCTGTAGAAAGCATGGAATCATCGTCCGGTTGGGATAAAATTGCATTTGGAACACCGAGCGGAGAAAATACCTTTGTTGCTGTGTCAAACACAGATGCAACACAGATTATTACACTGGCCAGTGCAAATCACGAATTAGCAAGCGGTCCTTTTTATGTTAGTCAAATTCCTGGCCCGACAGAAATACGCTACACAGCTAGAACAACTGGAATTATTGATACCAATACTGATATGACAGGTGTTGTGTACAGTCGTCCGGATACTTTCTTTACACATAGACCGTTCGACGGCGGTGTACAGCTAGGAACAGGCGGTCCTGCGCATGGAGCACAAGCAGTTCGTCAGAGTAAAAAGTATATACGTTATCAATCAGGTAAAGGCATAATGTATACAACAGGCGCATTGTTTGCTCCGAACTATAACTTACTAAGTGCAACAGCTGAAAGCACAGCGGCTAATTCATTGCTAACAATAACTACTGACGATACTAACCATAACGCACAAGTAGGTGGAGTTATTGTTATATCCGGAATATCAACCGGCGGTTATAACGGCGAATACACCATAGAAAGCATAGTTGACGAAAGAAGCTTTAGGGTAAGATCGTCAACTCCAGTAGGGGCATTAACTGCTTCGTTAGGACCTGAAGCTACTATGAGTGTTAAAAACTGGCACGGTGCAACTGTAAGAACTGGCCCGTTCGATGATCAGAATGGAATTTTCTTCCAGTTCGATGGCATAAAAATGGCTGTTGTGAAAAGAAGCTCAACTTTCCAATTAGCAGGAACAATTGCGGTTAATACTGATTCGAATTCAGTAGTAGGTACAGATACAAGATTCCAAGATCAACTAAAAGTTGGAGATCCGATCGTTATACGAGGTATGAGCCATACGGTAACTTCGATTACAGATCAGCAAAACATGACAATATCTCCTGATTTTAGAGGAGCGGTAAATGTTTCCGGAGCAAAAATTGCACTAACACAGGATGAAGTTATTCCGCAAGAAGAGTGGAACCTTGATAAACTAGATGGAAACGGTCCGAGCGGTTATAATCTAGATCCTACAAAAATGCAGATGATTGGCGTACAATATACATGGTACGCGGCTGGATTTATTGAATTTATGTTGCGTGGAGCAGACGGTAAATTTATAATTTTCCACAGAATTAGAAACTCAAATAACCGAACTGAAGCATACATGCGTACAGCTAACTTACCTGTGAGATATGATGTTAAGAACGAAGGTGCAAGAGATGCCCTTCGATTAAGCATCGAATCAGGAGATACAACACTAGAATTGTTTAATGGTTACTATTTCCCCACTAACGGCGGAACCATAATGATAGACAATGAGTTAATAAGTTACACTACAAGATCCGGTAACACACTTTCTGGATTAACAAGATCAGCCAACTTGAGTAATTTTGCAGGCGGATCTAATAGAACCTATAGCGCAGGAGACGCAGTAAGTCACAGTGCAGGCGCAGGCGTAATTCTAGTTAGTACCACAGTAACTCCTGTGATTAGTCACTGGGGTTCGGCACTGTTAACAGATGGATTGTTTGATGACGATAGAGGATACTTATTCTCATATTCAGCTAACGGCATTTCTGTAACTACTACACGAGAAACTGCGTTCTTAATTCGATTAGCACCGAGCGTATCTAACGCTATTGTTGGCGATCTAGGAGAAAGAGAACTGGTGAATCGAGCTCAGTTATTGCTTGACAGTTTGGAAATTACATCAGACGGAACGGCCGGCGATGATTCGCCTATCAGAGGTGGCATTGTTATCGAAGGTATTCTTAATCCGCAAAACTATCCTATCAACCCGGCAGATATCGGCTGGGGAGGATTAAGCGGTCTTGCACAAGGCGGACAGCCGAGTTTTGCACAGATTGCAGGTGGCGGCTCAGTTGACTGGAATGGCGGCGCAAGTTTAACTACGGCAACAGCAACGGTTTCAGACGATATTGACACAGGGTTTGTGTACACAAGAACCGGGCTGTTTAATGATAGATTTTCTCCAGTTCCATTAAATTATGCGGATTATGTATCAGCTGGTCCTATTCTTGTTGGTGCACAAATATTTTCGCAGAATCCCAATGCATTTACCGGTTCCGGCGGCGACACTTATGTTGTAACTAGGGTAGAAGACAACGGCGTTGACTCTGTTCAGGTATATTATCAAGATCAATTCGGCGGCACAACAGCTAATAATCAAACTAATGCAAGCACAGAATTAAAATTCGTTTTCAGCACATATGAAGGAATTACCAACAGATTGCTGTTCACACAAGCAAGCTGGGTAGCCAGTGGCGCAACAGTTGGTACTTCTGTAGCGGCATCCGATACTAATTGGCCAGCTGGTACAGCGGTATCCAATGTTAATGAATTACAATTAGGAGGCACTGTTTTTTACGAGGTTACATTTAGCCAGACTTCTGTAGCATCAATCAGTGCTTCTGATACTGTAACATTTGAATTTGGTAATCCTGCGTATGCACAGCCTGGGGAAACTGTATTTTCGTTTATTGCGGTACCTGGAGAAAGGGCGACATTGACTCTAGACAAATTGAAAGAGCTTACAAATACCACAATCGGTGGAAGAGGCACCTTCCCGAACGGCCCGGATGTTCTTGCTATCAACGTGTATAAAGTAAGTGGCGACGCAGTTAATGCTAATATTGTATTAAAATGGTCAGAAGCGCAGGCTTAAAGTGTTCTGCGCTTCTTGTTTTGGTAACTTTTCAGTCTAGTATCTAGTTGTTTCTTAATGCTGATGATTTTTTGACGAGCTTCTGACACATCCGACGGCATTTGATGTGTAACAAACAATTGCTCGTGCATGTTATCTATCCAAACTACTGTGTTTTTCAACTGTCTCAACAAATCAGTGCAGTCTTCTTGCAGTTTTTTATCTGTAATTTTTGAAATATCAGACTGATATTTTTTATAATCGGTTTTGAATGCTTCGCTTTGTTCAATCTTTTGTAACATTTTGTAATTCCATTATTGTTTCAATTTTAGTTTTTATCTGTGTGTTATTTAATGTTGTTTTCAACCCGACGTGTAAATTTCTCGGCAGGTTACCAAAATTACACCAAGCTATAGTTTCCTTCTCGTTTCCTAGAAATTCGGCGTCTACAACGCACACATAGGTCCCGTATTCGAAGCCTTTGTCGTTACTGACGTAAAGCTCTATGGGAATTATTTTTCCGTAAGCATACTCATTTAGCAAGAATTCTGCGTCGTTTAGCAATGTACTATTTCTTGAAAACGTAGGCACGGTCCATTTATTTTTTTCTAAAATTAGAAATAAACGCTGTGTGGACACTGATATAAAAAACAACCCGGCTTTTTGATTCATACAAATAATTATTATATGTCAAGTTCAAATCGCCAGTATCCGGCTGCATATTCTCCTTCAAACGACTTAAGCCATTCTTCGCCAGTCCATTTATATTGAATTAGTGTTCTTTGATTTTGAACATACTGTACATCGGATGGAATCCTAGGATCAAAACTCATCTCCCAGCTACTACCGTCATACTCGATAATAGAATTTGCTGGTGCATTTAATCTCCACGGAGGGGTATCTTGTCCTACATCCTCTAAAATTAGATATCTAGTACCAGCTGACACATTATTGCCGGGATTAAACGTTTGAGGATTTATAATTGCTGTGATAGAATCGATTGTATTAGTAGGAATAGTATCAGCATCTATCGATACTGTTAGTGCTGTAGGATCTGCTGGATTTACCGCAAATGTTCCGGTTATTTCAAATCCGTTAGGCTGTAAGAAATGAATTAAACTGGTGTTGGTATAACCGCCATGCAATTCCAGTATTTTGTACCAGTCAACTTTGTTGCCTATAGTAATATTGTTAGCATCTAGTCCTAACTGTAGAGCAACCTGTCTAACATCATATGCAAATAAACTGAAATCGTTTGCATCTAGATTATTTGATTTAGATAATATCACTGGATAACCATCCACGGATACTCTTACCTGTGCGGCTGCCTCGTCTTCGTTGTATATCAAATCTTGAATATCTACAATATCTCCCTGCTCGGTAAAAACATTAGCGATAATAGTTTTAACAATGCCTAATTTTTTCACTTTAGCCGGCGGCGTAATATAAATCGGCATACTAAATTCTATTGTGCAGACGTCTATATCGTCGTCTACTCCGACAGGAACTGATCTAGATGTAAACGTAATGTTTTCTAGATATACACTGCTCAACGAAGTCCAATCAATGTAGTTATCAGTGGTTTGAATTTCGAGGCTGGGATTAAACATCACTAAAATTTGTTCTAGTATTTGAAGTTTTTGATCAGTATTAGAGCTCCATATGTCGCATTTCATTTTCATCAAAAACGGTGTTGGCATTAATCTTTCTACAGTGTATCCGCCGCCCTGATAGTTTTTATATTCAATTTGTCCGTCAACTTCTTCGTATGAACGTTCTCTGATATTCATTTTAGAAACAAATGAAGCATCTGACAATCGCGAAGTATCAATCTGTAAGTCAGAAACGTAGCAGGCAATCCTCGGCACTGTTGGCATTTTGTTTTCAGAATTTTCTCTAATAATACTGGCAACTTGACGAGTTAAATCTCCGTAAGCTACAGGGATAGTCTTCTGTGTACCGTCACCGGTTTGGTACTTGAATCCTATAAAAATTCTCATGAATTGCGTAACATAACGCCTTACTTGCCCATCATAAAAGAAATCCATTATTCGTCGGCCTCTGGTCTAAGTGCTTTAGATAAACTTTGTTTTTCTGTAATCTCTTTGCCATTAATTGTATCTGTATTAGTATTGTTAATAAAAGAAGTTTTAAGAGTTTCACGTGCATCTTTTCCTTCGAACACTCCTCCTTCTTGAACATCACTAGGTCCTAAATTACTCATAGTCATTCTTACTGAATCCTCTACTTTAATCCAACGTGTTCCGTTGTATCTGAACAATCGATTAGGATGATAATCTTTCCTTAAACAAAATTGCCCTTGAACAGCGGACGATGGAAATGCCAATCCTGCGGTAAACGGAGCACCATTTGTGGGTAATCCGTCAGATAAAATATAACCATTATATTTCTTTTCGTCTGCTGTTTCTAACAGTGCAGATGCTGTAGGATTAATATAAACTGGATCGCCGGATGTATCAAATAATAGGTTTCCGTCTACATCTGTTGCCTGTGTCTGTTCGGATGCGTCGATATTACTGGTATCTACTGTGACTAATTCTGCATTGCCTTGATCGTCTGTTTGTAAGTGATAGTATTTAGAAGTGTCATATCCTGACTTAGGAGCATCTTCTTCCGCTTGATCGAGAACTGCCTGTGTGATTTGCATTTCTCGTTCGTATGTGCTCATAATATCTCTAAGAGACGTTTCGGTATCTTCGCCTGTTCGATCGGCAATCCCGTCGAGAATATCCTTGTACTCTTGACTATCTACAAGCGGTGTACATTTTGCTCTGTACAAATGAGGATACCAAGTAACACTGAATCCTTCTGCGGCACGATTAACTTCTTCAATAACATAAAATCTTCTTAGTGCAAACTGAAGATCGTTTAATGCGTGTTCGTCATCGAGATGAGGTAATTCTAGCACATCGCCCGCTATGATTTTTCTGCCAATTTTTTCCACAGAATCGTTTATGTGAAAAACAATAAAAAGTGTATCGTTTTGTAAAAATAATCCAAATTGACTTAAATTAAAATCGGTATTAGATACGTTATACACGCCTCGCAACATATAGATGTCAGGATCATATTTTCGATCCCTGTTTTCTAAAAATAATAAATCTTGAATTTGAGATTCAAGCGCACCGTCATACTGAGGCTGACTCGGTGTATTTTCTGAATTTTCTGTGTTAGGTCCTAGATACTTATGTAGGTACACATCGGTACCACCAACTTGAAACATTTCATAAACAGTTCTATCTATGAATTTATAATCTTTACCTTTCTCCGGACGATATAAACTTAATCTTGGCATAACTATATTTACCGGATAAATATACATATGAGTCAAATAGATCAACACAGACAGGAAGTTTATGATTATTGCAGGACCATGTTGGGCGACGGCATGATTGATGTAGAATTAGATCCTGAACATTATAAAACTGCGTTAGACCGATCTTTAGCGGTGTTCAGACAACGTTCTGATAACAGTGTTGAGGAAAGTTATTTGTTCTTGACATTGAATGAAGATCAGAATGATTATATTCTTCCACAAGAAGTACAACAAGTAAGACAAGTTTATCGTAGAAGTATTGGTTCAAGAACCGGCGGCGGCCAAGGCGGCACTGTATTCGAACCGTTTAATCTTGCTTATACAAACACATATTTGCTTAGTTCAACCAATATGGGCGGGCTTGCAACGTATGAATTATTTGCAGGTTATCAAGAACTTGTTGGAAAAATGTTTGGCAGTTTTATTAACTTTAATTGGAATTCTCAGGCTCATAAACTCACAATAATGCAACGTCCGAGAGCAGACGAACAGGTTTTGCTTTGGGCTTATAATGTAAGGCCTGATTTTGCAATTATCGAAGACACCTATGCAGGACAATGGATTAAAGATTATTCGTTAGCAAACTGCAAAATCATGTTAGGACAAGCAAGAGAAAAGTTTGCCAGTATTGCAGGCCCACAAGGGGGAACTGCTCTAAACGGATCGAGCATGAAAGCCGAAGGCCAGGCCGATCTTGATAGATTAACTTTAGAGCTAACTAATTTAGTGTCGGGCGGACATGGCTACGGTTGGGTAATTGGTTAATGAAAGCAGATGAATTTATAAACGAAGTACAAGCAGTATGGTCAAAAAGCAAAAGCGGCCCTAAGCTAAAATATAGATGCATGTTTGGACCGAGAAAAGGCAGAACAGTTCCGAAGCCATCGGATTGTTTTGCTCATCCTGATGTTGCTAAAGCACAGCGAATGAAAAAAACCAGAGCTACTACCGGAGTTCGTCAAGCACGTAGAGCTAAATTCACAAAAAGAACTAATCCTGTTTCTAAGTTAATCCGTAGATTAAACAAAAAACGTTGACTTGTAATACTTTTTCTACTATAATATATAGATAGGAGTATAAAATGATTATAGGTCTTTGTGGATTGATCGGAAGCGGAAAAGATACTGTTGCAAAATATCTCATCGATAACTATCAATTTAAACAAGAAAGTTTTGCATCTTCTTTGAAAGATTGTGTTGCTTGTGCATTTCAATGGGATCGAGACAAACTCGAAGGCATTACTGAAGAAGATAGAACTTGGCGCGAATCAGTAGATCACTGGTGGGCAGACAAACTTAATATGCCAACATTGACTCCGAGGTGGGTATTACAATATTGGGGGACCGATGTTATCCGAGATAATTTTCATAACGATATGTGGATTTACAGTCTACAGAAAAAAATAGAAAATACAACAGACAACATTATTATATCCGATTGCAGATTTCCCAACGAAATAAATTCAATTAAAGAACTAGGTGGCGAAATTTGGTGGGTAAAAAGAGGAGAACTTCCTAACTGGTGGGCACAAGCTGTAATGGCTAACGCACTTAATGACACATCTTCTATGGAAAAATATAACGTTCATCCTAGCGAATATATGTGGATAGGTACAGAGTTTGATGTTGTGATTAATAACGACAAAGATATAGAACACTTGCAAACACAAATACAAAAACACTTCTAATCTAAAAATCTGCTTCTAGATCTCCTATCTTCCATCGTGTTTCGCTTTGTTGAATTATGATAGAACAATTACTACAAACAGTCTTTAGATTTCTGTACCTACAGTTGTTTAGATCTCCATCGACATGAAAAACCTTAAAAACTTTAGCTACAGCTGATGTAAATCCACAGCGTTCGCATTTGTCTTTAATTTTGTAACCTGCACGTTTCCATCTAGGAACTCTGTGATACAAGCCGTTAGATAAACAGACTTCGCATAGACTTCGATAATACGTTTTATCATTTTTTTTATAGTTAATTGCCCTGGGTCTTTCACCACATTTGCACATTGGACGCATAATTGAACCTTTTTTACCCCTTTTTTCTATTTATATCAAGTATTTTTTTGCGGGTTTACACTAAATACTACACAGTTCAATATTAGGAGAACAATATGGCTTTATCATCACCGGGAGTTGAAGTTACTGTAATTGACGAAAGCTTTTATACGCCAGCTGAGCCAGGAACTACAGCGGCTATTATAGTAGCAACGGGACAGAACAAATCCAATGCGGCAGGCACGGGCACTGCGGCAGGAACAACTCAAGCAAATGCGGGAAGCGTTTTTAGAATCACAAGTCAAAGAGAATTATTAGATACATTTGGTGTTCCTTTCTTTGAAAAAACTGTTTCAGGAACGCCAGTACACGGATCAGAAAGAAACGAATACGGACTATTAGCGGCATACAGCCTATTAGGTGTTACAAATTCAGTATTTGTAGCAAGAGCAGACGTAGATTTAGATCAATTAGAAGCATCAACAACTGAACCTGGCGCAGAACCAGACGACGGTGCTTGGTGGGTTAACACAGCAACTACCACATTTGGTATTCAAGAATGGAACGGCGCGGCTGCCACTACTACAGGCGGACAGCGTTTTAGTTACAAGCAACCTATAGTATTGACAGATGACGATTCAAGCAGAATTACCAGTAATGCACCTAAGGGCAGTGTTGGAGCGATAGGCGATTATGCGGTTGTATTCGAAACAGGAACAACCATCAAAGAAAATGCAAAACTGTATTACAAATCAGCAGGCAGCGGCTTAGGAGCAGGAGTTGACGCCGGCTCTTGGGTATTGGTAGGTTCTGCAGATTGGATTGCAAGCCATCCTGCAGTTCAGGGCGATGTGTTAACAGAAACACTATCAAGTGGAGAAAACTTCAAAATTAATGGAACAACTATTACTGTTCCTGGAACAGAAACACTAGACGGTTTAGTAAGTACAATAGGAACAACTATTCCGGGAATTTATGCTAAAAATGTAAGTGGCGCACTTTATTTGTACAGCGACGGTACAGCAATTACAGAAGATAGTTCCTCAGGCGGTGTCATTCAAATTGAAGAAGGCGATAATCCTGGCGTACTTGATGATCTAGGAATTAGCACAGGTACATACTATCCTCCTGCACTTCAACAAACACCTCATACAAGAGTTCCAACTTGGAAAGCTACCGGTAATACTCCACGTCCTACTGGATCAATATGGGTTAAAACAACCGAGCCAAATCAAGGAGCTCGCTGGAGAGTTAGTCAGTGGAATTCAGCAATTCAAAGCTGGGTACCATTTAATGCTCCACTGTATGATAGCACACATTCTTCACTTTACTATTTAGATCGTTCAGGCGGTGGCGCAAACTTAACTGTAGACTCGTTGTTTGTACAGACAAACGCAAATGTACCTCAAGGTGAAGATGTTGCAGGAACAGTCAAAGGCACAGCACAATTTAAATTATGGAGACGTGCAAGTGTTGGCGAAACTGCAATCACTGGCACGGCTGTAACTGCTGATACATTTACTGCTGGAACTTATACGTTCACTGTAAAGGAAAGCCTTAGAGGAGAACTTAGCCTCTCAAGTGCAACCACAGTTTCGTTTGACGCGATTGGAAATGCTAACGATGCGGATACAATGGCTGAAGCTGTAAACGCGGCAGGATTAGTAAATGTAAATGCTAGAGTAACAGACGATAATCAAGTTGAACTGTATCATTCGCTAGGCGGAGACATTAGAATATCAGACGGCGACGGAACGCCGATTGCTGATATCTTTACTCCTTATAATGTTGTTACAAATGTAGGAACATCTAATTTTTATAGTCTACCTGCAACAAGCGATGATGATTATCTTGCTACAAACTGGAAGCCTTTGATCACAGAAGGGTTCAGTGCTGTTTCAAGCCAGCCATTAAACGAACCATCGGATGGACAGTTATGGTATAATCCAAACTTCGGCGAAGTTGATATTATGGTTCATAACGGTAATACTTGGGTAGGTTATCTAAACGAGTATCCATTAACAGATCCAGCTGGTCCTATAGTAAGTGCTTCGGAGCCAGACGAACAATCAGACGGTACTGCACTTGTTGCAAATGATTTATGGATTAGCACAGCTGATCTAGAAAATTTCCCGACAATGTATAGGTACGATGCAAATAATGCAGAATGGGTCCAGCTTGACACAGCCGATCAAACAACAGAAGACGGTGTATTGTTTGCTGATGCAAGATATGGCGATTCTGGTGCTACTGGGGATACAGCGGCGAACATAGTAACATTGTTAACCAGCAATTACCTTGACACTGATGCACCAGATCCAGATTTGTATCCAACTGGTATGCTTCTATATAACACACGCAGAAGCGGCGGAAATGTTAAGCGTTATGCTAACAACTACATCAATCTAGGCGAAGATAACGCAAGATTTGATGCTGTTAACAGTCCAAACGGCGACGGCTATAGTTCAGGACAATCACAAAGCGGTTATGCTACTGATCGTTGGGTTACTGCATCTGCAAATAACGAAGACGGCAGCGGTGCGTTTGGACGTAATGCACAGCGTAAAGTTGTAGTATCTGCGCTTAAGAGTGCAGTAGATGTAAACGAGCAACTACGCGATACTGAAAGACGTAACTTTAACTTAATTTCTTGTCCAGGATACACTGAATTGTTAAGCAATCTTATCAACCTTAACATTGACAGAGGCTTAACTGCATTTGTTGTAGGCGACACGCCATTCCGTATCCAAAGCGATGCAACTACACTAACATCTTGGGGATCTAATGAAAACTTAGCATTTGATAACGGAGATGAAGGACTTGTTAGTTTTGACGAGTATGCGGCAGTGTTTTATCCAAGCGGATTCACAACAGATCTAGGTGGAACAAATGCTGTAATACCTCCTTCGCATATGATGCTAAGAACTATGACACTGAGTGATCAGGTTAGCTTCCCATGGTTTGCACCAGCAGGTACAAGACGTGGTGGTATTACTAATGCTACAAGCGTTGGTTATATCGATGGGTTGACTGGCGAGTTCCAAACTGTTGCACTGAACGAAGGACAACGAGATACGCTTTATGATCTAAAAATAAATCCAATCACGTTCTTTACAGGTGTAGGGCTTGTAAACTTCGGGCAAAAGACTCGTGCAAGTAATGCAAGTGCTCTTGATAGAATTAATGTTTCACGATTGGTGGCATATTTAAGAAGCCAGCTTGATAAGCTTGCAAAGCCTTACATTTTCGAACCAAACGATAAATTAACACGCGACGAAATAAAAGGCGCAGTTGAAAGTTTACTGTTAGAACTTGTTGGTTTAAGAGCTATCTTTGACTTTGCAGTAGTATGCGATGAATCAAACAACACTCCAAGCAGAATAGATAGAAATGAGTTGTATGTAGATATTGCTATAGAACCAGTTAAATCTATTGAATTTATTTACATTCCGCTTAGAGTACAGAACACGGGAGAAATATAATGCCTTTAACAAGCTTAAACAATTTTACAGTACCAACTAACGGAATTACTCCAACACAAGGCTTATTGATGCCTAAGTTAAAGTATAGATTCCGTGTTACTCTAAGTAATTTCGGTGCTGATGCAGATAACACAGAGTTGACTAGACAGGTAACAGATGTAACGAGACCTCAAGTGAGTTTCTCAGAAATGGAAATACCTGTTTATAACTCAAGGGTTTATCTTGCAGGAAAGTATGAATTTCAAACTATGTCGATTAATTTACGTGACGATGCAAGTGGTATTGTTCAAAAATCAGTGGGACAGCAAATTCAGAAGCAATTTGATTTCCAAGAACAAGCATCTGCAAGATCAGGTATTGATTATAAATTTACTACTAGACTTGAAATTTTGGACGGTGGAAACGGCGCAACGGTTAACACGTTGGAAGCATTTTTGCTTTATGGCTGTTTCTTACAATCTGTAGATTATGGTGAGTTGAACTACGCAACAAACGAGCCAGCAACTATAGCACTAACTGTTCGTTATGACAATATGGAACAACTTAAAGGTTCTGAAGGCGGTACTGGTACTGCAATTGAAGGATTCGGTGAAGATATCGGAGCCGCATTCAATTCTACACTAGGAACTAACACAACAGGCGGCGGTCAGTAAGACTCAACCAGTAATAAAAAGCCCAGTATATAAACTGGGCTTTTTTTATGGCTAAATAATAGTATGGCAAACAAGTTTACAAGATTTCTAACAGGTTTTGGAAATGGATTAACTAATCCAAAAGGGTTAGTAGGAAATTTTCAACATGCAACTAGACTATTTCTAGATAATAGTTATAGGCTTGCCCCAAGAACGAAATTTAACTACTATGTAAGATTTGAATTTGACAGAACTGCACTGAAACAAGCATCTAAAGGGTTTGAAGCTAAACATTCAGAAGAAGTGGGTTATCTTGTAAAAAATTGCTCGCTTCCGAATTATACGTTTACAACTGAAACAAAAAATCAATACAATAGAAAAAAAGTATTGTATAAAGATTTCAGTTATGATCCTGTCGACTTTACTTTCCATGACGATAACGGCGGCGTTATAAATGCAATGTGGGCATTATATTACGGATACTATATTAAAGATAGAAACAATCCAGAACCTGCATTTGGTGCAACACACTATAGAAACGAGAAAATCCCAGCCCTTGATAACTATAGGTTTGGTTTAGATAACGGCCGATCAGTACCGTTTTTTAAGAATATTTCAATTTATACTATGGCTAGACAACGTTGGTTAGGTTACACTTTGGTAAATCCAAAAATTAAAACCTGGCAACACGGAACTCCAGACTATGCAGAAGATTCAATGCCGATGGAAAACAAAATGTCTGTCGAATACGAATCAGTATACTATAGTGGAGGAATTGTAAAACGAGATAATCCAAAAGGATTCGCGACATTATACTATGATAATTCACCATCTCCTTTGACACTTGCAGGCGGAGGTCTCTCAACTCTCACCAGCGAAGGCGGCGTCTTGGACGGCTTAGAAAGTATTTTTGGATCAGTAGCTGACGGAACAGCATTTTCGAGTCCACAAAACTTTTTAGGCACAGCAATCGGCGCTATTAACACTTATAAAAATTTTAAAAATTTAGATAAGGATTCTCTCAAAGCAGAAGCTATAAATCTTATTAGAAGTCCCGAATCAATTAATGGTATCGTAAATACCGTTAGCGGTGTTGCAGGCGCAATATTTCCAAAGAACCAAGGAACAACTACAACAACTACAGCTTCTCAAAAAAATCTTACAGACACGCAAGGATCTTCTTAAATGGCAACTAACCTACCTCCTAAAATTATTCAAGACAGTGCGGCCGGAACTAAACTTTTTTTCGAAGCATATGGGGAAGTCCCTATATCTTTTAATGCAAACGAAATTGATGCTGTGATTGGATTTTTTACAAGTGCAGGATTTGGCAAAGACGCGGCAATAGTGAGCGGTCTTGCTTTACTAAAACAAGCTAAAATTGACGAAACACCTATATTCACGATATTAGATCAAATTAAAGGATTTAATCAAATTCAAATTTCTGCGTTGGTGGGAGAAATTTTAAATAACAACAGAATTCCTTTAAGCACATTAGGATATCGTCAACAAGACATCGTAACAAACGAACAACAAAGAAACATAGGTGCATAATGCCAAGATTTGCTCAAGGCCATTTTAAAATGAAAAACCCGAAGAAATATTCGGGAACGAAGAAACCGTTAGCTCGTAGTTCGTGGGAATTTGTTTTTATGAGAATGCTAGACGAACACCCTAGCATTATTCAATGGTCATCGGAAACTATTAAAATTCCTTATAAAGATCCTTTTACTGGCAAACACACAATATATGTTCCTGACTTTCTTGTTGTTTATGAAGATAAGTTCGGCAACAAACATGCTGAAGTAGTTGAAGTAAAACCCAGCAACCATACACTTAGAGAAAAGGTAGGCAACAGTAGATATAACCAAGAACAATATGTAAAAAATCTTGCTAAGTGGGAAGCGGCAAATGTTTGGTGTAAACAAAAAAATCTTAAATTTAGAGTAGTGAATGAAGATGAAATCTTTCACACAGGCGGCAAAAGACGATAAGTAAAATTATGACTAAAAAATTAGAAGAAATTTTTAACTTGGAAGATAAAAAGAAACTTAATGAAGCCCACGAAGAAAAAATTGCGGGACACCAAGAAGTATCCAGTATCGAAGACAGTTATCAAGCGGTAACTCAAATTACTGGCGATTTACCTGCAATACAAGAGCTAGAATCTCTTGAAGAAGGTGATTTAGATTCATTATCCGAAAAGGCAGAACAAGCATATGACGATTTAATGGATCTCGGAATGAATGTCGAAGTTCGATATAGTGGAAGAATTTTCGAAGTTGCAAGCGGCATGTTAAAAAATGCTATAGACGCCAAATCAGCAAAGATTGATAGGAAATTAAAAGCAATCGACCTTCAACTTAAAAAAATGAAAATAGACAAAGATAGCAAACCGGAAGAAGATACTTTATCCGGTGAAGGTTATATAATTTCAGATAGAAACGAGCTATTGAAAAAATTAAGGAAAGAAGAATAAATACTATTATGAAAAGTTTTAAAGAATATTTAACTGAAAGTCAAAAAATCTACACGCACAAAGTAAAAGTTGCGGGTAAGATTGTGGACGATTTTGAAGGTAAATTGAAAGAAGCGTTGACATCATACGAACCCCTCGAAATTAAAAAGGAGTCGGAAACTCCTATACAGCGAGTACCTTTAGATTTTCCAGATTTAAGAAATCAAGAAGTAAGCATCTTTTCTGTACAAACACAATATCCAATTACACCGCCTGAAATCGCCAGCATTATAAAAGAATTTGATATTAGCGAAGAAAAAATTATAGTTAGAAACAGTATGGATCCTTCAGAAGTTGATCAAGCTACAAAAGGCGAACTGCTTACTGACGAAACGCTTTTAACTAACACAAACTATGAAGAACTTACAAATGCCGAATCGAAGGAATATTTCGGTGACGAATACAATACAAACTTTTTGAAAGATTTAGAGAATCAACGAAAAGAAACACAAAAAGAAGAAAAAAATAAAGATTTTGGTCATGCATTATCTGCAGGAACCGAGGAGAAATAAATGGAATTGAAAACATTGCTTGAAGCAATTGATAACATCGAGAAAGTAGACGAAGCACCTATGCCTGTAGTAACACCCCAGGATCCTAAGCCTTCTATGAGTATAAACATTAATGCTCAAGGGGTTGACGGTATGAAAGATATTCTAGGCCTTTTGTCGGACTTAAACACACATTCAAGCAATGACAGTGAGTTGGATATTGACATGGATGGTGATTATCAACCAGACCTAGCTGTCATGGATGAGCCACAAGAAGAAGCTTATGCAAATGAACCTGACGAAGATGTAAAAGATATAGACTATATGTTGAACAAGCTCGCAGGCGGCATGAATCGTCCTAAGAAAACTAATAATAAAGTAGGTGGAGGCGATAATCCTTTACAAAAAATTAGTCATGCAGACGATTTAGAAGAGTCAATCAAAGAACAACTTCATAAAACACTACAAGAAATAAAGGAAAGATAAATGGCAGATTTATTAACAGCAACAATCGGCGGCGGCAGTTCTATACTCGTTGCAGAAAATAAAAAAAGTGTATTCGATGCAACCGCAATTGATTTTTACGGCAACAAACCTTTAACTTTTTTTGTTGTTGATTTTGTCGCCGCGGCAAACGCTGAAACAGGTGCAAATGAAGCAATTCAAGCAGTTATTGAAATTATTCAAAAGTATGCAACCATTGTAATTCGTGGAGATTTGTTCGATGGAAATACACAAATGGCGTTTGCAGTAGAACAATCGAATCAAAGTTTAGATTATGATGGCGCCGGTGCTGAAACATTGGTAGAGCAAATTGAAGATGAAATTGTTGCGTTAGGTGTTGACTATGGCAATAACGATTTTGATATGACAGCAATAACCTGCGAAGTCAAAACTTCATTCAGTAATTTTACACACTCTTAAAATAGAATAACAAAATCAATAGGGTCGAACGGCCCTATTTTTTTGGTTAAATAAAGCTATGAGCAAATCATTAGACGGCGTTCTTGTTAAAAAAGCGCATGCAAAACAGCGTTACACTGAAACAGAAATTGAGCATTTAGAAAAGTGCATGGACTTAAAAGGTGGTCCTTTGTATTTTATGCAAAACTTTCTAAAAATTCAACATCCTACTAAAGGTTCTATTCCTTTTGAACCATACGGATTTCAAAAAGATCTTATTGCCTCTTACAACGATTACAGATATACTGTTGCTATGCTCCCTAGACAGATGGGAAAGACGACCTGTGCCGCAGGATATTTGTTATGGTATGCAATGTTTGTTCCCGAATCACAAATTCTAATTGCCGCACACAAATATGTAGGTGCTCAAGATATTATGAATCGTTTCAGATACGGTTATGAGCAATTGCCTGATTTTGTTCGTGCAGGAATTTATACATATAACAGAAATACTGTTGAATTTGATAATGGTAGTCGTGTACAAGCAACCACCACAACAGAAAACACAGGACGTGGTAAGTCATTGTCATTAATTTACTGCGACGAGTTTGCGTTTGTACAACCTCCCGAAAAAGCCAAAGAGTTCTGGACAGCACTTTCACCTACACTGTCAACGGGCGGTAAGTGTATTGTAACTTCAACACCAAACTCAGATGAAGATCAATTTGCGATGATTTGGACAGAGGCTCAGAAAAAGTTTGATGCGCACGGCAATGACCGAGAAGTTGGCTTAAATGGATTTTATCCGTTTTTTGCACCATGGACCGAACATCCCGATAGAGATGATGATTGGGCCGCAGAAGAAAAGGCAAAAATCGGTGAAGAAAGATTTCGTCGAGAGTTCGATTGTGAATTCTTGATTTTTGACGAAACACTGATCAACAGTGTAAAACTTGTTGAATTAGAAGGCAAAGATCCTATGCTTACCATGGGACAAACTCGTTGGTATAAAGATATAAACCCGAAAGCTACATATCTAGTTGCGCTAGATCCTAGTTTAGGAACCGGAGGCGATTATGGCGCAATTCAAGTTTTTGAAATGCCTTCAATGGATCAGGTAGCTGAATGGCGACACAATACAACTCCGGTACAACAGCAGGTGAAGATTCTTAGAGATATTTTGAAATACATACAAGATACTGCGAAATCAAAAGGCGGTGAACCACAAATTTATTATTCTGTAGAAAACAACACTCTAGGAGAAGCCGCACTTATTGTTATTAATGATATCGGCGAAGATAATTTTCCTGGATTGTTCTTGAGCGAGCCTATAAGAAAAGGACATGTACGTAGGTTCCGTAAGGGATTTAACACAACTCATAAAAATAAAATTACAGCCTGTTCTAAATTTAAAAATCTCATAGAAACAAATAAAATGAAAATTTATTCCAAGCCGTTAATAACAGAATTAAAGACCTATATTGCTAACGGTGTAGGATTTGGAGCAAAAAGCGGAGAACACGATGATTTAGTAAGTGCCACACTATTGTGTGTTCGTATGGCTTCGGTATTGGCTGACTGGGATCCTAAAATTTACGAAAAGATGACAGAACAAATTACAGAAGAGTCTGCACCATTGCCTATATTCGTTAGTACTGGTTTTTGATAAATATTGTTATGGATTCACTAAACGGCATAGCAACAGATTTATTTTACAAAATTAGAAGCAGATTCGAAGGACTAAAGCTTGGTACTCAAGACGGCGAAGTTACTATAACACCTGAAGATGCTAGATTTTTTGATTTTGAATATACCGATAATGACAGATCAATCGGACATGTTACGATAAGCATTAATGAAAACAATTCATTAAAAGTTTATTTCAGTACAAATATAACAGAAGATATGGCTGACGGTGAAAAACAAAAATGGTATAGTTTTTTAAAAGAATTAAGGCTGTTTTCCAAGAAACGATTAATGAGTTTCGATACACGAGATATTAGCAAGGATATTTTGCATACAAGAGATTATGCATTTTTATCCAATAACGAAAGATACTTTGATAAAACAAATAACGACAAATTTGTTGAGGATATAATGATGAACGAAAGCCATATGTATGGTACAAGCAAGACCAGCTACCAGGATTTACAAGATACAAAATTAATTATCAAACATAAAAAAACGTTAAACGATATAGATCCTGCGGCAAGAACTAGAAATATTTCTTCTATGTTTATAGAAAATTCAAAAGGTGAAAGATTTAAATATCCGTATGTTCATCTAGCAGGTGCGAGAGCTATGCAACGTCATGTAGCAAACGGCGGACTGCCGTATGATCAAATCGGCGAAGGTATCGTTTCAATGAGCGAAAAAATTTCTCATTTAAAAAACTTTACAAACTATATCAATCGTAATAATTTGATCAGCGAAGAAACATCTAACTTGATTGAAAAAACAAAAAATGAATTAGAATCTCTCAAAGGCACTGTCAAGAAACTGTCTAAGCAATCGTATTATGAAAATTTTGTAAACAATTTTGAAGCTGAAGAGGCAATCGATCTTCCTGAAGATGTAGAACAAGATTTAGTCGAAAAATTCACCATTAGAAACTTTAACGAAGAAATTAAATCAGTGTTTCCTATCCTATACAAATTTATGAAAGAAAATGAATTAGGCTATGATGACGTAGTCAGTTTTGTTCAAGTAGAAGAGCGCAGTGAAGACAATTATAAAAAAGAAGTTAATCATCTAGAAGATTTAGAAAATTGGATATCAAAAATTGAAGAGGCTACAAACGTCACATCTGATGATCCTGAAATAAGAGATCATGCTATTGACTCATTGCAGAAGCTTGTTAAAGAGCATTTTCCTGCAGGAAACGATGGTATGAATGCTATTAGCGCATTGGAAGATATCATCGAAGATTCAGGATTGTACTCTGAAATTAAGCAAGTTGCTGAAGAAGATCCAGACCAGTGTGTTCGTCCTTTAGTTAAGAAATGGTTAGAAGATAATGCTCCTGAAGTATTAAATGATTTAGATTTTGGCGATATGGTAGATGAATCAGCCGAACAGCTAAACGAATTCATTCCGGCATTGCTAGGCGTCGGTCGTGCAGTGCTTGGGCCTTTAGCAAACTTAATTAGAGGCGGTGCGGCTTCTAAAGGTTTACAGCAAATTGCACAGTTAGGTAAAAAGGCAAAAATTCCACAAGATAGTAAAAAAGCCGCTGATAAACTATCTAAAGCAGGCACAGGAAAATCTATTGATGATATAGCGAAACAAGCTAAGACAGACAAGCCACCTGAGGCTCGTCTCTCAATGAGAGACAAGCCACCTAAAGCTGATATTGAAATCAGATATAAAGATCCTAAGTCTACTGGCGCTACAGCAAAACCAAATGCAGGAGACAGAGGACCTGCAACAGCCGCAGGCGGTACAGGTGGAAAAACGCCACAGACTCCAATGGGCGCAGGCGCCGCGGCTGCCAAAGATGTTATGCGAGGTCCAGGCGGCATTGGAAGTAAAATAGCAGGACCTGCCGCTGTAGGAACTGGGATTGCAATCGGTGCAAATGAAATTGGCAAGAGTGTAGAAAAAGCCGCTGATCAAGTTGCAGACTACGGATCGGGTATTTTCGATACAGCCGAAGAATATTTTGACAAAATTGTAGATACGCTTGGACAGGGTGTAGAAGCAATCGCCGATATGGACATAATTAGACAAATCGCAGAAGTTGCAAAACAGTATGCAATACCTGTAGGACTTGTAATTGCGGCTCTGTGGGGCGGAAGCAAAATACTAGGCTGGTTGTTTGATGATGCTGGAAATGAAGAAAAACTATCTAGTATGTTAGAAGAAGACATCATGTTAGAAAAAAATTCCAATGACGAACCACCATTTGAGCCTGATGAAAAGACAACTGATACTGACGAGTTTGGAAATAAAATCAAAAAGAAAAATGTAGCAAAACATCTTGCTAAGAAAGGTATGCGTAAGGCAATGAGCAAGCAAGAACTTAGTGAAGTTGCTGATTACATAATGAGCTTTTACGATAAAGATCAAGGCACATTCCCTAAAGGACCTACCGCAGTAATGCAGAGTGTAGAGAAAAAGTTCGGTGAAACCGCTGGACAGGCCGCCGGAAAAATGATTGAAAGAATGGCTCCGCAACAGGACGTTGATACTGTCGATGAAGGTATGTATGACGGCAAGAGTCGCGAAGAATTACTTAAAATGAAGGCAGAAGCTGAAGCATGGTTTAAAAAGAATCCGGGTGGTATTGGTTCCGTCGCTGACAATACAGCCGATTTTTTAAGAGATACAGAACAAATGCAGATGCAACAGCATCTTGATTCTATAAATGATGCATTAGAAAAACTAGGTGTGAGTGAATTAGAAGAGTTAGCAAAAATACGACGACTATCAGGCATGTAATAAAGGGCCCAGCAGGGCCTTTTATTTTGGCTCATAAATCTAATATTTCTCGTTGACAAACATAAATAAAATACGCATAATGTATGTTATGCGTTTAGGCATAACCATTAAAGGCAATAACAAGGAGGCATATAATGGCATCATTAGCTGAAATCCGTGCAAAGCTCGCGGAATCTCAAAACAACGGCGGCAATAAATCATCAACCCCTGGTGATAATGCAATTTATCCACACTGGAACATGCAAGAAGGAAAAGAAGCAGTAATTCGTTTCTTGCCAGACGGCGATCAGAATAATACATTTTTCTGGGTCGAACGGGCAATGATTAAATTGCCATTTAGCGGAATCGTAGGAGAAACAGATTCACGCCCAGTGCAGGTTCAGATACCTTGCGTTGAAATGTATGGCGACGGACAAACCTGTCCTATTCTTTCTGAAGTACGCACGTGGTTTAAAGACGCAAGTTTAGAAGACATGGGTCGTAAGTACTGGAAGAAACGTTCTTATATTTTCCAAGGGTTTGTTGTAGATGATCCAATTGGAGAAGAAACAATTCCAGAAAATCCTGTTCGTCGGTTTATTATCGGACCTCAGATTTTTCAAATTATCAAAGGTGCATTAATGGATCCAGAGTTGGAAGAATTACCAACAGACTATATGCGTGGTGTTGATTTCCGTATCAAGAAAACGTCAAAAGGCGGATATGCTGATTACTCTACATCAACGTGGAGTCGTCGTGAACGCTCTTTAAGTGAAGATGAAGCCGCGGCTGTTGACACACATGGATTGTTTAATCTTTCTGAATTCCTTCCTAAGCGACCCTCGGAAGTAGAACAAAAGGTTATGATGGAGATGTTCGAAGCATCGGTTGACGGTGAAGCATATGATCCAGAACGTTGGAGTCAATATTTCCGTCCAGCGGGTATGTCACAGCGTACAGGTGACCCGAACACCCAGACAGCATCGTTTGCTCCTAAACCTACACCGATTCCAGAAACAAAGGATGACGTTCCGTTTGATCCAGATCCCAAGCCCGAGACGACAACTGCTCCAGCTACAGAAACTAAATCTGAAGCGGACGAAGGTAATAATTCCAGGGCAGAAGATATCTTAGCGATGATTAGATCGCGTCAAAAGTCTGATTAAAGAATAATACCCCCCAGGCTTGCCATAGGCAGCCCAAATCGGGGGGTTACTCTTGCTTTTCGATTAAGGAGTAAATATGTCAAAAGCATTCGATTTAACAAAATTTAGAAAAAGTCTAACCAAGAGTATCGACGGTCTCGGTGTAGGCTTTAATGATCCAACAGATTGGGTCAGCACAGGTAATTATGCCCTTAATTATCTAATAAGTGGAGACTTTCACAAAGGAGTTCCGCTTGGTAAGGTAACAGTATTTGCAGGAGAATCTGGCGCAGGTAAAAGTTATTTTTGTTCTGGCAACATTGTAAAACATGCACAAGATCAAGGCATTTTTGTAGTCTTAGTTGATTCCGAAAACGCACTAGACGAAAAATGGTTACATGCACTTGATGTTGATACATCGGAAGAAAAACTTCTTAAACTTAATATGGCAATGATCGATGATGTTGCTAAAACTGTTTCAGAGTTCATGAAAGAATATCGCACAATGGCGGAAGAAGATCGTCCTAAAGTATTATTTGTAGTCGACTCGCTGGGTATGTTATTAACACCGACAGATGTTGATCAGTTTGGCAAAGGCGATTTAAAAGGTGATATGGGTCGTAAGCCTAAAGCACTCACAGCACTTGTTCGTAACTGTGTAAACATGTTTGGTAGCTACAATGTAGGCATGGTATGTACCAATCACACATATGCATCGCAGGATATGTTCGATCCAGATGATAAGATTTCAGGCGGTCAAGGCTTTATCTATGCAAGTAGTATTGTAGTTGCAATGAAGAAGTTAAAGCTGAAAGAAGATGAAGATGGTAATAAAACAACAACAGTAAACGGTATTCGTGCGGGTTGTAAAGTAATGAAAACTCGTTACGCAAAACCGTTTGAAGGTGTACAAGTAAAGATCCCATACGAAACAGGCATGAATCCATATAGCGGACTTGTTGATCTTTTTGAAAAACACGGTTTGCTTACACAACAAGGTAATCGACTTAAATACATCGAGCCGGATGGTACGGAACATCTTGAATATAGAAAAGCATGGACTGGCGAAAAGCTAGACATGGTTATGAATCAGTACCATCTACATGGAAAACCTGAAGAAGTTGTACCAGAACAGCAAGAAGAAATTGTAGAGGAGCAAGAATGACAACTGATATTATCGCCGATTTATGGACATCAATACTCGCACATGTTGAGATGACAGCCAGAGAAAACTTAGCAACAGACTTCGTTAATGTATTAGTAGATCACGGAGTAAAGGATACAGAAATCGAAGCACTTTTAGGGATCGATCCGCATTTAGACGAAGCTGTAAACTATGTTCTAGATGAAGAAGACGACGAGTATAGTGACTACGAATAATGAATTGGTACGATAAAGTCAGTAAAGATATTAGTTTAATTCCCGACGCTGTAGAATATTACAATAACGAATTATATTCTGCTAAAGAAGACTGCAAAGTCAGTGGGAGATTAGAAAAAATATCTGCTTCTTTACCCAGTATAGTTGAACATCGCTTTAACCAATTACAGGATATTGAAGCCATTCTTGAGTATCTTAATATCGAATTGCGTAGACTTAGGTCTACGCATTTTCGAGCATATCTTGAAAACTATCAGAGAGCATTATCAAGCCGTGATGTCGAAAAATTTGTAGACGGCGAATCAGATGTTGTTGATTTTGAAAAAATTATCAACGAGTTTGCACTGATTAGAAATAAATGGCTAGGAGTTATTAAGAGCCTAGATATTAAGCAATGGCAAGTTTCTAATGTTATTAAGTTGAGAACTGCTGGGCTCGATGATGCCACTCTTTAGGAGCTAAAATATAATCATAACCGAATTGTTTAGCAACTACATAATCTTCGTTTAAAACAATATCGAGTGCTTGTTTGTGATTCTTTGTAATTTCTTTATCCTTTAATTTATTTTCGTAACTTATCTCTAACATAATTAAAGGACGATTGTTACGAATCGTTTTAATCGCACCATTCACTACTTGATATTCGTGACCTTCTACATCAATTTTGAGAAAATCTATATCATCAAAATCAAAACTGTCTACAGTATTAACTGGAATTTCTAAAACATCCCAGCCCTTTTTATAAGATCTAAATTCGGTAACTATTTGATTAAGATCCGGTTTGTGGTTATTAACTGCAAAATTTAAAGTTCCTTGTTTATCACTTATTCCGATATTATACAGATCAACAGTATCACTTTTACAGTTTAATTCGAGACATTCAAATGTTGTAGGTGTTGGTTCAAAAGAAGAAACATGCGGCCATTTTAAAGACATCCATGATGTTACATAACCGATATTCGCCCCTATATCTAAAGCATGAGTTCTATCTTTAAAATATAGTAATCCGTCTATAAAACAAAGTTTCTCTCTGTTTAAGATAGGATTTCCAAACGAACAGTTCGAATAACTGCTTTGTCCTATATCGTTTTCTGGAAAATACCAGTTATTAACTTTTTTAATTCCGTTCATACAACAGTTATACTTTAGACATATTTAAATATGTATTATGTTGTTCTTCTGTTCTACAAATTAAATACGAAGAGTTAAATTCTTCAGTAGTTAATGTTAAGAAATAATTGTTTTCTTCCACAAACTTATCGACTGCATCCATAGTTCCTTGATGTCGAGGATCGTAATCGTGTCCTAAAATGACTCCGTCGCTGTGAACTAATTCGTCTGCTAATTTCAAATCGTCATAGCATCCGTTAAAACTGTGATCTGCATCTATGTAAATCCAATCGAGAGATTTAGGATCGATTATACTTTTTAATCCGTGAGTGTAATCACGGATAATCTTAACAGCATCATAGTGAACAAATTTTTTATATACAGCTCTATATCTTGCAGTTTGTCTTTTATCGTTACTCATTAGTTTATCGTGATAACCTAAATCAATATATCTCCAAATATCCACTAGATATAATCGCTTAGGCTGAATAATTTCTAAAATAATTTCACTGTAGTCGCCACCGCATACGCCTAATTCAGCTCCTGTACTCTCTTTAGGTAATAATTCTAATAATTGATTTCTATTCATTTTCTTGTTTACTCCAGTAAGGGTATTGTTGTATAATATTTAATACAGATTCGGGATAATCAAATTCAGTTATTAAATACGAATCACATTTGTGATTTATGGCTGATTTTGTATCGTTAGATTTAAATGCTTCTAGTACTTGATCGGGATCTCGATACTGTGATTCTATACAGCTAACGACTTTATTTTTAATCCGATCATCGTTGCCAATCCAAGTCCAATGCCAGCCAACATTTTCATGAACCCTACAACAATGACTTCTGTCTTTTCTTTTATGATTATTTCCTTTATATAATTGTTGAGGGTTGTCAAACATATATTTTTTTGCTATAACAGGACCATACCAGTCTCTTTTAAGCTTTCTATCGAATGAATATGCATACATCGAACACCGACAATTTACAGGTTTATTTTCTGTTTCTAATAATTGCAATAATTCTGATAATTTTTCTGGGTTTAAAATTTCATCTAAGTCGCTATGAATAACAATATCATTATCGTCTAGTTTATCAATACTCTGTTGCAAGCTCGTTCTACTGTAGTTTTCGCATTTCCAGTCTTTAAAATCTTTAGGTATTTTTAGTTTAATAATTTCTATTTTATCTTTATATTGATCATAGTTTGTTATATGGTTGCTTAGATGATAAGGCTTGTCGTTTCCGCTCCATGTTTTGTTTCCTTCCAATATTATAAATTTATCAACATAAGGATTCATAATTTTTAGACGAATGTCTAGCATTTCAAATTCGTCATTAAACATAAAAGCTTCGACTATCATCTATATACCTCACTTGTACAACAACATAATCTATTGTAATAATTCATAATACAGGCTTCTTTACAATCCAACATCTACCACTTTTACTGACTTTAATATTTTTCTCTCCGAAAAAATCGTTTACAGCTTTACCAACTCCGGGCCATCCTTTGGTATAATCATCGCCTCCGAAATAACATCCCGGCCGAATCTTAGGCCACCATGCTTCTAAATCTAACATTACACCTTCATATGTGTGTAAAGCATCCACGTAACAAAAATCTACAGACTCATCTTCGAATTTACTTGATGCGTTTGCACTGAAGCTTTTTATATCTGTAACGTAATTTCGAATAGAATCAATATTTTTCAAAAAAATATCACGGGCACTACCGGATACAACCGACGAATGTGCTTCAAGAGTATCACCTCCTTCCCAAGTATCGATACAATAAAATTTTCCTATTTTTTTAGAATTAATTAATTCAACCACACAATATGCTGTACTTCTCCCCATCCAAGACCCTAACTCGACCCATGTTCCATTATCCGGAAAACTATCGATAACAAGGTCTAACATGATACGATTTCGTTGGTTCATAAATCCTTCTATATCGTGATAAAAATGATTCATAAATTATCGCTATCTCCCAACCAATGTTTTTTTACATCAGGATGTTCTAGCATGAGTGGGTGCCATGGTTTTCTATTTCCACTACAATATATTAATGCGGCAGGTCCTTTGTAAGGTCCTTTCTTAGGTTTACCGATTCTTGTAGTTCTGTTAGGATTTTTAATAACGTGTTGTATTAATTTATGTTTCTTATGTGCGGCTACAAATGCCTGCTGTACACCTACATCTCTTCGATTAGGAGCTTCTTGAAAAGTTTCTACCCAATGGGTCATCGGCATTGAAGAAAAAGTTTCCCATAAATCGCTATGATCGCCTTCCCAGTACATTACTGCACTGCAACTAATGTCACCTCGCCAAGGATCGTTACTCATTAAAAAGTTATGTCCTTGACATTGCTTAACAATATCGGAAAAGTCATCTACTATTAAGGTATCTAGATCAATATACATTGTTCTTCCTGTTAAGCCAAATTCCGGCCTCCACAGTTGCATCTTGTACCATACTCCCCACCTTCCGATTTCACCAGTGACATCTAAAGGAAAAGTTTCACAATCTAATTCAACATCACTAACACAAACAAATCTAAAAGGTATTGACAAGTTTCGTTGAATTGCTTCGCGCAGTCTATAAACATATTCTGGCTTCCACGCTGGAGTATTTTTAAATACTGCTGGATTTTGTTTAAACACTGTAGCAATCGTTAGAATATCAGAACTCATAAATAATTTGGTATCCGTCGTAGATAGGAGATTTGCTTTTAGAATCTAAATATTCTGCAATCATTCTGCCTTTGCCTGTTCTGTGATTTGATTCTAACAGTCTACTGTTATCGTCAATGGCAACAATACAATTTTCTAAAAAAGGTTCAATAACTTTAAATTCCTTTAAATGATGCTCTGCACTTTTTTCATCCTTTTGCCATTTTACATCATAGCTGTCTAGATAAAAAAGATCTACATCTTTTAAGTTTTCTTGTTGACCGAGCCATTTTACGCTGTCCATACATTCTGCAAGATGATAAGCTGGATCGTTAAAGTTATTAGACTCTTGTACTGCATTTTTATCAATATCGACTGATTTAACAAACCCGCCGAATTCTTTGCAAAATTCCACAAACAAAAATCCACTGTTGCCGTCCTTCCAGTTGTTGGGTTTTCTAGTAGTCCCAGTTTCTATAATGTTGTAGTGAGATTGATTTTTTTGGATTAGTTTATCGAATATAATAGAAAATCCTTCATGTCTATTATATATTGTGTCATCTGCTAATCCTCTTTTAGATCCGCTTGCTCTAACATTAAGATTTTCTTTGTATTTTTTATTAAAAGATTGAAGCCATGTGTTCATGATAATATTTATCGAATAATAGTAGCAGATAAATATTTGCATGAAAATTGTATTAGTAAGCGGCGGGTTTGACCCGATTCATTCAGGGCATATAAATTACATAAAAGAAGCAAAGGCATTAGGAGATAAAATCGTAGTAGGTGTTAACTCCGACGCATGGCTAACTCGTAAAAAAGGTAGGCCGTTCATGCCGTCATCAGAACGAGCAGAAATAGTAAGAGCATTAAGCATGGTAGATGCAGTAGTTGCATTTGAAGATGACTACGACTTAGACGGGAGTTGCAAAAACTTCATAAGAGATACACTCATTAACTATCCAGACGATACTGTTATTTTCGCCAATGGCGGTGACAGAAATGATGCCAACATACCTGAAATGAGCATCGACAATGAAAGATTATCTTTTGAATTTGGAATTGGCGGAGAGCACAAGGCTAATTCCAGCAGTTGGATTTTAGATGAGTGGAAAACACAGAAGACTGAACGAACTTGGGGTTATTGGCGAGTGCTTGACGACAAGCCAGAAAAAGGTTATAAAGTTAAAGAATTAGTAGTAGAACCAGGAAAAGCATTATCGGATCAAAAACACTTTAAAAGGTCAGAGCAGTGGATCATACTCGAAGGTGAGATTAAAATGGAAACAGAATATGATCGTAGAACAGAATCAGTTTACCTCAAGCCAGAAAGTTTTCCGTACACAATAGGCAAAGAAGTGTGGCATCATGCCAGCAATCCAGGGACCGAAAGAGCACATATCTTAGAAATACAATGGGGCTCCGAGTGCGTAGAAGAGGATATAGAAAGAAGATGATTCCAATTTTTATAGGGTACGATCCTAGAGAAGCAATAGCATATCACACCTGTGTTAACAGTATTATTAGACATTCGTCTAAGCCTGTTCAGATCATGCCCCTTGCGTTAAACTTATTCGATGATTATAAAGAAGAGCACACAGACGGTAGTAATCATTTTATTTACAGTCGTTTTCTTGTTCCGCATTTAATGGGGCATACAGGACATGCTATATACATCGACGGCGACATGATAATTCGAGATGATATTAGCAAGTTATGGGAATTGCGAGATCATACTAAAGATGTGCAAGTAGTGAAACACGATTATGAAACCAAAATGACTGAAAAATATCTTGGATCGAAAAACGAAAATTATCCTAGAAAGAACTGGTCAAGTGTTATTCTTTGGAACTGTCAAAATCATCCTAATAAAAAATTAACTCCTGAATATATTCAAAATGCCTCGGGAGCGCATCTTCATAGATTTGAATGGATTGACGACAATCGCATTGGAGAACTTCCTCCGGAATGGAATTGGTTGCCAGACGAATACGGTGAAAATCAAGATGCTAAATTATTACACTATACATTAGGTACCCCGAGCTTTCACGAATTTGCAGATACTCCGATGGGTTCAGAATGGCATCGCGAAAGAATTTTAACTGAATATTGTCAACAGCACGGGTTAGATTAATGGCTCTACATTTTCCTGAACAAAAGGCTACTTTTATACATATTCCGAAAACTGCTGGTAGCAGTTTTGAACAATGGGCTGTTGAGAATTTTAAAGATGTAGTAGTTATCAGAGACGGAAATAGACATGCTAAAATGAGCTATCTTGATAGCCAATTTAATTTAGGTTATACATTTACTTTTGTAAGGAATCCTTTTTCGAGACTGGTAAGCATTTTTAATTTTGTTGGACAACGAGCACAACTAAGACAGTATCGACGAAGCAAAGGAAAACGTGTTAAAAAAATGACTAATGCAGAGATAGATCAATCTATTGTGGATCAGTATAATCAAGGCTTTGAACAATATGTAATCGGTCTTCAAGATCAAAATCTGACAGAACAACCGTACGAACAAGGTCGTAAATGGTATTTACGAATTACGCCAATGTGTCAGTGGTTAGACATGCATTGCGATAAAATAATAAAAATTGAAGACATAAACACAGAGTTTGATCATATAAAGAAATTTCTTGGTTGCAATCAAAATTTGCCATTCATTAACAGTAGCCGCCACGGACACTACAAAGAGTATTATACGTCTGAAACACGCAACATTGTAGAAAAAATCTTTTCAGAAGATTTAGAGGCATTTGGATATGACTTCTAATAGATATTATAGAAGAAAAAAAGAAATTGGATATTAAATGAACAATTGGATATTTTTGAGTAAATTTGGCAAAGATCAATACATTAATATGTTTGCCATAGGAAGTGGCGGCAGAGTGATCAACACTGACGATTTTGAATTTACTGATACTGATGACCCCATCGTTTTAAGGGGTATTCTTAAAGACAAAATAATGCGTAAATGTTGGATCTACGGAAGAGATTTTTATTATGTAGATACCGGCTATTTCGGAAATCAAGTATCAGCCAGCAATCCTCATGGTTGGAAATATTGGCATAGGGTTGTTAAAAACGATCTACAACACGGTGAAATTATTGAAAGACCAGATGACAGATGGCGCCGACATAAAATAGATCTGCATCCGTGGAAAAAGACAGGAAGAAAAATCTTAATTGCCGCGCCCGACGAAAAGCCATGTAAATTCTATGGTATTAAATTAGATGACTGGCTTGAAGAGACTGTTGCAACATTGAAAGAACATACAGATCGTCCTATAGAAATAAGACAACGTGCTCCTCAACGAATAGATCGTGTACAAAACGATACGCTGAAAGATGCTCTTGACAAAGGAGTGTTTGCTCTTGTAACATACAATAGTGTCGCCGCAACAGAAGCAATTATGTATGGAATACCGGCATTTACATTAGCACCATCTAATGCGGCTTCGCCTGTAGCATTACAAGACATAACTCAAATAGAAACCCCTTATTATCCCGATAAAGATAAAGTATATGCATGGGCTTGCCATTTAGCCTATGGACAATTTCATATCAACGAATTAAGAAATGGAGTAGCATGGAGAATTTTAAATGAAAATTAAAGTGTTTTTAGAAAGCACAAGAGACTTTGCCGAGCATCAGCTTTTATGTAAATTTTACGAAAGCATACCTGAGGAAACAACCGTAGATTGGGAATTAACTGATATAGAATCAGAAATAATGCATAAAGAAATTGACATCGGTGATTCTTATAGTGATTGTGATATTGCTGTGATGTTTGGTAGTTGGAAACCGAGAGAAAAAGGCCATCATTTAGTTAGAAATGCTATTGTGCAAAATGCTCCATGTTTCATTATGTTTGAAACTCCTTTATTAAGAAGAAGTGTACATAAAGTTAATGATTATTACAGAGTTGGAGTTAATGGATTTTTAAATAATCAAGGAAGCTTTACACCTAATAAACTAAACTATTCTAACGATCGATTATTAAACAAACTTAAACTAAGTTGGGACGGCTGGAAACAAAATTCTCAAGGACATATTTTAATGTTGCTTCAACTTCCGGGCGATGCCAGTTTGCGAGGAACAGATATCTATAATTGGCTGAATACCTGCATAGGTGATATCCGAGAACAAACAAACAAAAAAATTGTAATACGTCCGCATCCACTGTCTCCTATGAGAGAAACAGATTTATTTTTTAAAACTGTTACCGAACTATATATGGAAGGCATAAAAAATATCGAAGTCAGCGATCCCAGTATAAAATCTCTCAAAGAGGATTTGAACGGAGCTTACTGTTCGGTTACGTTTACCAGCGGTAGTGCTGTCGACAGTATAATGGCAGGTATTCCGACTGTCGCCACTGATCCTGGAAACTTTGCTTGGGATATTTCCACAAACTTCTGCGATGAAATTAACAATGTGTTACTAGAGGATCCTAAAACAGTACAGCAGTGGTTATCTAATCTTGCGTACTATCAGTGGGATACAACAGAAATTAAAAGTGGAGCTGTTTGGAAACATATCTGGGAAGTAGCATTCCATGAACTTAGACACAAAAAAGCACAAGACATATTGCGAGCTGAAAAAGGCAAGAAAAAATGAAAGTAGTGCATTATCTTCAATGCTTGCCACCTAACAATAAAAATATACAAAAAGGTGACATATTAAAAAAACTTCACAAGGGAGTGCAGGCTGTAGGGGATACTTCTATACTTCATAACGGGAAAAATTTAATTCCGGCGGATGTAGGATCTAGTGTTGGATGGGTGCATGAAAATGGTAAAACTTCTCCTCATTTAAAATTTAGAAGAGATATTATCGATTTTCAAAAAAATAATAACAACAGAGTTCTGTTAGCTGACTCAAATTTATTCCTCTATAAAGACACAAAAAATCCCTTGGACTACTTGAGATACAGTTTTGACGGAATATTTCCTAACACAGGAGAATATTGTGACGGCGATATAGATCCTATAAGATGGAAAAAAATATCTAAGAATCTTAATTTAGAACTTAAAGATTACAGAAAGAACGGAAATCACATTTTGATCTGCTTGCAGAGAAATGGCGGCTGGAGTATGGGCGGCTTAGATGTTATACAATGGCTGAATAAAACAATAACTGAGATTAGAAGATTCAGCGACAGACCTATTGTAGTTAGAGGACATCCGGGAGACAAAGGCGCACTAAGATACTTGGCTCCTAATAATCTTGTTAAAAGTTTAATAAATCCAAAAAACGTAACTGTGTCTAAACCAGGAGCAGGATTTAACGAAGATTTAAAAAGATGTTGGGCTGTAGTAAATCATAATTCTAGTCCAGCCGTGGGTGCCGCCATTGAAGGGTATCCGGTATTTTTAACAGATCCAGAAAAAAGCCAAGCCAAAGATATTGCAAATACAGATTTGTCTAAAATCGAACAACCTATATTATCTGACAGACAGTCTTGGGTTGAAAGGCTGTGTATGTTCCATTGGAGTTTTGAAGAAATCGAAGCAGGCGAAGCTTGGCATCACATGAGAAAATTTGTATGAAGATTGAAGTAATTACCAGTTTTAATAAAAAGTACTATGACCTTATAGGCAAACATTGTGTCGACACATTCTTAATGTATTGGCCCGAAGATCTTAATATAACCTGTTATGTTGAAGAATTTTCTATTCCAGAGGATAACAGAATTAAGCAAATAAGTTTTGATAACCTAGATAAAAAATATTTTGATTTCCAGCATGAAAAGAAGGTAGGCGGAAATGAACGAAAGTTTTCTAAAAAAGCATACAGTTTTATTCATGCAATGGAAAATTCTACAGCTGACAGAATAATTTGGTTAGATGCAGATGTTTTAACCAAGCAGTATTTTCCAAAAGAAATATTAGAAAGTGTTTTACCAGACGATGTCTTAAGCACACACCTAGGAGTAACATATGTTACAGACAAGGGTGGAAACAGCGGAAATTGGTTCGTGCCTGAAACTGGGTTTTTTGCTGTTAATACCAATCATAAAAAATTCAAATGGTTTTCGAGTGAATACAGACGAAGATACGATAACATTGAATTTGACGGTCTAAGAAGAAAGTATGATAACGATGTGTATGGTGATACCTTTATACGCTCCGGTGCAAAGGGTTTAGATTTATGCGAGGGGCTAACTAAAGGATATAAAACACCATTCAAAAGAACAGTTATAGGTCCTTATTTAAATCATTATAAAGCAAAGGGTAATAAAGAAAATTTTGCTTCGTTAGACGTTTGACCAGTAACTTTCAGTTCGTCTAACAATTAAATCTTTTTTAAGGCTTTTGCCTAATTCTTTTCTATTTCCTTTCAGGTGATCTAAAAACGCTCCCCACGAAGAATTAATAAGAGGGTGACCTTCACCTGAAAATAAACCTTCGCTCCAATTGTATTGAACCCATTTTTTATGCTGTTGCTGTATGGTTTTTCTGCTTTCATCAAATACCCAGCAGTCATTCCATTCTTGCATTTTAAAAAGATCGCCGGAATCGTAATTACGTTGGAACTCGGCTAGAAACTCTAATGTTCTTGAGTCTTTAAGATTCATACCATACAGCCCACACTCTGAAAACTTTTTTTCTCTACCTAGATACCCGAGCCCGACATTTGAAGGCATCATTGCATCAATAAAATCATGTGTTATCGGACTATGACATAGCATGTCAGCGTCCATCCAGAATAGTAAATCAGTATTGCAATTCTTCGCGGCATGGAACACAGAGTAAACTTTGTGACTGAATCGTATGGCATCCCATCTAAACCCAATACCGGGTTGCTTGCCCTTTTTGTTTTTAGGCCCAGTAGCAACCTCACCTCGGGCTCGCGGATCATCTTTCCAGCGATTTTTAAATGCTACTAACTCGGGAGAACTTTCGTGTAGCGGATTGATAATTAAGTTGTCGGCACGTTCATCAATTTCATGATCTTCCGGATATACCATAAGCTGAATATCTTCTGGCCAGTTTTTTAAAAAACTATTAATCATGTTTTTTGCATAAACATCATATCCTTTTTTGTGGAATGTAGTTACTACAGTTTTACTTGTCATTTGACAATCTCTGTATATCTGCTTCTACCATCATTTTTACAAGACCGTCAAAGTCTGTACGTCGCTGCCAACCTAGTACTTCTTCAGCTTTTGCAGGATTTCCGCACAAGCTATATAATTCTGCCGGACGAACAAATCGAGGATCTGTTTCAATGTATTGTTTCCAATCTTCAATACCTGCATGTTTAAACGCACTGGTTAGCAAGTCTTCAATAGTATACTGTTGCCCAGTAGCAACAACATAATCGCCTGGCTCGTCTTGTTGTAACATTAACCACATAGCTTCAACGAAGTCGCCGGCAAAACCCCAGTCACGGCGTGAATCTAAATTGCCCAATGTAATTTTATCAGCAAGCCCTAATTTAATTTTTGCAACGCCGTCTGTGATCTTACGAGTTACAAACTCCTTGCCACGGATAGGAGATTCATGGTTGAACAGTATTCCGTTTGAAGCATGTAGACTATAACTTTCACGGAAGTTTACAGTGATCCAGTATGCGTACAACTTAGCAACACCATACGGCGAACGTGGCCAGAAAGGAGTGTCTTCGTCTTGCAATCCGCCTGAAATTTCAATGCTGTTACCGTACATTTCTGATGTGCTGGCTTGATAAAATCGAGTATCTGGAGATTGATTTCTAATAGCGTTTAAAATATTTAAAGGTCCGACAGCGTTAACTTCAGTTGTGAGTTTGTTTAAATCCCAACTTGCTCCTACAAAACTTTGTGCAGCCAGGTTATAAAATTCGTTAGGCTTAATACTTTTAACAAGATGATTCATTGAATTTTCGTCGGTAATATCACCTGTAACCAACTCGATGTCGTTTTCAATGCCTAAAAATTTGATGTTGTCTAAATTAGGGTTCGAATATCTTTTTACTAAGCCGTAAACTTTGTATCCTTTTTCTGCTAATAATTTTGCCAGATACGGGCCGTCCTGTCCTGTCATACCAGTAACAAATGCTGTCTTCTTCATTTCTTATTTTTTCCTCTGTGGCGCCAAAACTGAAAATGTTTTCTTTTATGAATATCCATATAACCTGCACCTAATAATTCTTTAGAGTATTCTGGCTTGATGTGTGTACCTTGAAGAATACAAAAGTCAGGTTTGGTTTTTCCTATAATTGGTAAAAACTTACTAAAATTAATTAGTTCTTTTTCATTGCACATGATTAATTTTATGTCGGGTAAGCTTCCTAGGGAATCGTAACTTTCTCTATATACTAAAGACCGATGCCTATAGATTTCTTTTTCGTGATCCAACACAAACACGCAGTCGAATATTTCAATCAATACTTCGAGATCGTTATAGGGAACATTAACCGCAAGGCAATTAGTAGACCCTCTTACAATTTTTTGAATTATTTTTTTGAAATTGCTCATAATATTAAATACGTAGATTATTTATTTCTATACAGATGAAGTTCAAAATATATAGACAACACGGAGCTTTAAATAGCGAACCGATTTTCAACGCAGTAGAAACAGGGCTGAGACGCCTTGGGCATGAAATTGTCGACAATAACGAAGATATTCCTGTTATATGGAGTGTGCTGTGGCAAGGGCGTATGCAAGATAACAAACAGATTTATCACGCCGCTAGAAAGAAAAATAAACCAGTGTTGATAGTTGAGATCGGCACCCTTAAAAGAAATGTAACCTGGAAACTCTGTCTTAATAATATTAACAATCTCGGCGTATTTGCAAATAATTCTAATTTAAATTATAATAGACCGTCTAGATTAGGATTACAACTAAAAGATCATGTATACAAACGCCGTGGCGAGATTTTAGTTGCACTCCAGCATACTAAAAGTTTGCAATGGGAAGGACAGCCAGCTATGCAAAAGTGGGCCTATCAGCAAATTCAAGAAATACGCAAATGGTCGGATAGACCTGTTATTATCAGACCACATCCAAGATGCCCAATAACTATACCTAATGTAAAAGTAGAACGGCCGACAAAACTAAAAAATTCATATGATGACTACGATATGAATTACAATTATCATTGCATAGTTAATTTTTGTAGCGGGCCTGGAATATTAGGAGCAATTCACGGAACACCTGTAATAGTATCTGATCATAGTTTGGCCTATCCAGTAACTCAACATTACTCAAATATTGAATCTTCTGATTTTAGATCTCCGCAAAGAGATGACTGGTTTGTTAAACTCTGTCACACAGAATGGTTGGTATCTGAAATAGAAAATGGAACTGCCTTAGAGCAATTACTTCTTGATATTTAACATAATAGGTGTTAATATAAAAGAATGATCTATTTCGAAGATATTTTTCTAAAATTTTATGATGCAGTAAAGCATGATATAAGATTCTGGCCTCGCACCGAACAGAATGCAATATTAAATTTTTATAGAATTATATCTTCTAATAATCAGCTTACTGAAAAACAAGCTAACTTTGTAATTCGTTTAATTGAAAAATATAAAGACGTAAGTTCTTTGAACAAATATACCGTTGATGATTTACTAGAAAATGCTGTATGGAAATATGAATTTAGAACTATAGATTATTCAAAAAAAGTATTTGTAGAAGAAACCGAAGACGGTCCGGTTATATGTCTAAAGTGCCCTTTTAATTTTAAACAGACTGTTGAAACTTTATTAAAAAATTCTTTGCATTATTTTCAAAATTCGTGGGATAAAGACAGAAAGATAAACGTTCTTAATCCTTATGAAATAAATCTATTGGACTTTCAGGAGTTTTGCAGGACTAACGAATTTGAGATTGATATTAGTTTTGAAAATTTAGTTGCAGAATATGAAGAAATTTTAAACCAAGAAGAATCGCTATACCCTGGATTTATAGTCGACGATTGTGAAATTATTTTAAAAAACTGTAACGAAGATGTCCATAATTTTTATAACGAAAATAAAACAAGTTCATTAAAAAATAATTTAATTTTACTTAAAACTATGGGTATAGTACAATTAAATAATAATTCAAAAGATATGTTCTCTGTACTTACTGCATCGGATACTAACCAGTTCTACATCAACGAACTGGTAAGATATTTCGAGCTGGTTGAACACGTTAACAACAAAGCTGTTATTGTGTTATATGATGACGAGCACATTCTGAAATGGTTGAAAACGTTTTATAATATCTCATTGAATACAAATTTTACAAAAAAAATTAAAATAGGGTTTAGAGAAAATGCAGATAGTTCTATAAATGAGTGGATTAAAGAAAACGAGTTAGGCGGAAAAATAGAAGAGGGAGACGTTTTAATTTTTAAAAATAAAATACCAAAATGGATTTTCACTAAAAACATAAGCATTGATATTTTTTCCACTAACGACTTGATACCAAACAGAAACGCTGTTATAAAACAAATGGTAAGGCACATGCCAATTGTTGTACATATAGCGGAATATGAGCCGACAACATGGAGAGATCACAAAATTGTCAACTTGTAAATTAATTAT